GAGGAAAAGAAAATGAGTGAATGGAAAATAGATACAGCATGGATGAAGTTTTGTTTTGTTATAGGAACAATAGCAGGGTTTTACATTTTGTGTGCTTTTGTAACAGGTATAATATTAAGTATTGTTGTGTGAATCCAACAACAAAAGAATATAAATGCCACCCATGGTATAAAGATAAGAGGTTATTAAAGAATGAAAAATATGAATAAACACCAACAGATAATCAATGACCTAGAGAAACGGTTACTTGATTCTCCTATTGATTATGACATATTTACTAATCTGGAGTATGGTCCTAAGTATCATTTGACAGGTGAGATTGATATTTATGCTACAACAGGCAAATACTCATTATTCTTTGAAATCAAAAGTAGCAATAATGATAAAAACTATCATAAGGCTATTAAGCAATTATTGCGCATAAAAGACAGATATAGCTCCTTAAATCAACGGAACTGGTACTTTTTTGCATCAAAAGGACTGATTAAGCGTGTTATTTAACAAACATATTTAAAGGTGTTACCTCATAAATTAATATAGGAATTAACGAAGGAGGTAGTGTGTTGTATGGGTAGGCTGACTAAAAATAAAATGCTTAATGCTATTGCTGGCACTGGCGGAGTAATCCAAGCTATTGCAAACAAGTGTGAAGTGTCAAGGACCTGGATGTCGATTACTTTAAGAAAAAAAGGCAATGAAAAACTTTGGGAAAAGGTTATTGAGGAGAGGGAGAAACTAAAAGACCTTGCTGAAAGCTCACTTATTAAGAGAATCCGTGACGGTGACTTCCCTAGTATCAAATGGTATCTGACTACACAAGCTAAGGATAGAGGGTATGGTGATAAGCAGGAAAAAGAACATTTTGGGCAAAATAATATCAAGATTGAGTTTGGTGAACCTAAGATGGATATTAAAAAGAAAGGGGTCAAATGAGTTTTAATATCAAGATAACACCAACAATAAAACAAGAGATAGCTTGGATTAGATTAAAAGATAGAATAACTAGATTTATATTGTTTGGTGGTGCAGCTGGTTGTTTTGGAAAAGATACTTTAGTTAAAACCAATAAAGGATATAAACAAATTAAGGATATTAAGCAAGATGACATGGTTTTATCTTATGATTCTAAACATAAAAATCTGTGTTTCAATAAAGTAAATAAAACATTTAAATATGGTGGGGGGTTGCCTGATACTAAAGTAATAAGGATTCAATTTAAAGAAGGAGGTATATTAGATGTCACAGAAAACCACCAATTCTTATTTAATGGAGAATGGGTTGAGATCAGAGAACTTATTAGGAGAAACATGGGGTATTATTCAAAATCCAAAGAACAAACCACAAGTAAATCACAAGGATTTCAACAAAGGGAACAACAATGTAACCAATCTGGAATGGGTAACAGCAAAAGAGAACTTTCATCATGCTTTAGAAAAAAACAAGGAATTTATGAAACGTGTGGGATTAGGAAACAATCGGAAGGAAGTAAAGGGGGAACAGATAGGCACGAGCAAATTAAAATCTTGGCAAGTGAAAGAAATAAGGCAGAAGTTCAAACCTTACAAAGTAACAAGAAAAATCCTATCAAAAGAATACAACGTGGAAGCATCTACAATCAAAGATATAATTCTGAGAAAGAGTTGGAAGCATTTGAAATAGATTTTTATCAAATTAAAGAAGCGTATTATATTGATTGTAAATATGTATATGATTTAGAAGTAGAAAACACTCATAATTATATTGTAACAAAAAAGAATATCATTGTTCATAATTCAGGTAAATCATGGTTAGGTTGTGAGTGGTTGCTTATGAACTGTTTAGCTTACCCAGGCACTAAATGGTACATAGGAAGAAATGAATTAAAACGGTTAATGGCTAGTACTTTCATCACTTTCTTAAAAGTATGCAGACATCATAATATACCACACACTTGCTGGAAGCTAGATGCTAAGTATAATGTGGTCAATTTATGGAATGGTTCTAAGATTGATTTGTTAGATGTAGCTTACAAACCTTCAGATCCACTATATGAAAGGTTTGGTTCAACTGAATATACTGGTGGGTGGTTGGAAGAAGTTGGTGAGATTAAAGAGAAAGCTTTTGAGATTCTAAAGAGTAGGATAGGCCGACAGTTGAATGATGAGTATAATCTGTATGCCAAGATGTTTTTAACCTGTAACCCAAAAAAGAACTGGGTGTACTTTGATTTTTATAAACCTTGGAAGAGTGGTGAATTACCTGAAGATAGTTGTTTTATTCCTGCATTATATACTGATAATCCTTACACAGCCAGTGAGTACGGTGAGATGTTAGGTAAGATTAAAGATAATGTGTTAAGAAGTAGACTAAAATATGGTGAGTGGGAGTATGAAGACGATAAATCCTCTTTGCTTGAATACCGTAGTATATTGGATTTGTTTACTAACCAGTATGTTTTCAATGCACAAGATAAATTATATATTACTTGTGATGTAGCAAGGTTCGGTAAAGATAAAGCTGTTATTAAGTTATGGCAAGGGTGGTATATCAGAAAGATATGGGATTATGGCACTTGTACGACAAAAGAATTAAGGCAGAAGCTTGAAAAGATATGTGGTGTTTATAAAATACCTAGAAGCAGGGTTGTTGTAGATGCTGCAGGTGTTGGTGGCGGTGTTGTTGATGAATTCCCTGGTTGCAAATCGTTTGTTGATGCACGATCACCTTTCTTAAAGATTAAATCAAAGCTTGATAAAGAACAAAACAAGTATGATTATGAGTTCGGGAACTTAAGGGCACAGGCTACCTTTTATGCTGCTGACATGATTACTAAAGGTAAGGTTGGTTGTTATCCAGATATACCTATTGAGTACAGGAATCAAATAGTGGCAGAGCTTGAACAATGGAAAAAGCGTGATATTGAGGATGAGGAAAAGAAAGTTTATATTATCAAGAAGGAGGACATGAAAGAAAACCTGGGTGGCAAGTCACCTGACTTTGCTGACAACATTAAAATGCGGGCTTTCTTTGATTTGACAGAACATGACTTCGCTTGGGCATAAGGAGGAATAGAGAATGAAAAAAAATGTAATAATGTGGTTTGTTTTGTATATAATGTTTGTTTTGGCTGTTGCATTAGGTTTTTATGGTCATATGTATTTTGACAACGATTGTGAAGCACAGTTGAATAACACTTACAATGTGACTGAAATACAGGCATTGTATAATCAAGGTGTTGTGTATGGTGTTGACGCTGTTATCGCTGAAATATTAACATCAGTGCGAACCAATGGGTATGTCAGTATTAATTTAACTGATGGCGAATTATACTTAGCTCCGGTGCAAGTTGAAAAGAATGAATAGGGCAATAGGATTTATAGTAATATGTTTAGTTTTGTATCTGATTAAGCTGATACACGGTATGAAGAAACTTCATGCAGGCACTGTGATGTATGATTTTGTTAAAGGTAAACTGTATAAACAATTGTACTGGGTAGCATGGTTAATATTAATGTTAGTGGTGGGGGTACTGTTTATTAAATGAGCCAAGCTGATATTATGGAATACCTGGACAAGTACCCAGGTGAGCATTTTGATGCACATGATATTCATAAAGTAATTAATCGTATAAGTTTTACAACACTGCATAAATCTTTAAAGAAGATAATAAAACGAGAAGAATATGAGATGCGGACAATTTACATTAATGATAGGTTCCGCCCAATATATGGGAGGAAAGTGAGGAAATAAGATGGAAGGAAACAAACCAGTAGAAAACAAAACATTAGATAAGGAGATGGAACAGCTTAAGTCAGAAAAACTGGCTTTTGAAAAAGAGAAAGAGGCTTTTAGTAAATCAAAGGCATACAATACAAAAAAGAAGCTAGAACTAGATATTATGAAACCAGTTCTAACAAGAAAACGGAATCGTATTAAAGAGCTTATGAAAATGTCACAGGCTAAAAACGAAAAGATTATGCGAGGTAATATTCCACAATGGATTTATACACCACCACAGATGTTTATTTCAGGGCTTAATGCTACAATGAGCAATGGTGTTGTGAAAATATCTTACCAAGTATATAAAACTGGTTCTGATGGTAATAAAATCTTGAAAGAACATTATGGTATGGTTAAAGGGCAAGACGGTGAAGAAAGGAAAGTTGTTATATCAGCTAACTATACTTTTGAAAAGTTAGTTGTTGAAACAATAGAGCACATGAAAATGATCAGTATTGAGGAGTTTAAAGAAAATGACTGAAATTAAGAGAAAGTTTGAACAACACCCAGCGTATGTATTGATGAAAGAATCAGTTGAACCAATGAAACTTACTGCTAGGGATGTGCTAGCTAACATTGATAGAAATGATGCAGAGATTAAAAAGGCTCAAGAACAATTAAAAACAATGGATATGCAAAAAGCACAAACAACAGAAGGTATTGCACGAATTGAGGCAAGTCAAAAAGATTTCAAGAAGCATGAATCATGGGCCACCGAGATACAAATAAGTAAACTAAAAGCGGTTGTTGATGAAATCAAGCAAGAGATTGCTAACAAGGTTAATGAAGGTTATGATATGGATGATGTTTTAACACCTGAGCAGAATAGCCTTCAAATGTTTGCACAATATAAAGAATATATGTGCCGACACCCAAAGATTGGTGAAAACATTGCTGGTAGGATTATCAACGGAACTTTGCGGAAAGCTAATTATTTGAAAAACCCTTTTATTTAATTTTTTCTTTCTTTTTTAGTTATTGTTTAAATATAACATTACTTAAATTAATATTATATGGTACTTTTTGATAAATTTAAGGAGTTCTTTCTGAAACAGGTAAACGGTTTTAATGCAGCTGATATTCCAGAAGAAAAACTACCAGTGTTTCCTGAATGGTTTTTTACTGCTAGGATAGGGCAGCCACGTGATTTGAATGTAACAAAGATTAGGACTTTCGCTAGATCGCCCTGGATTCAGATGGTTCTTAACACGGTAAAGAAAGAAGTCACTAACATTGAATGGGAGATTATCAAGAAAGATAATAAAGATACTAATGATTATAGCGGTATGATAAAAGAAGCAAAAGATTTCTTTGATTGTATTAACACTGATAATGAAGATTTTGATGAACTGTCTAGCATGGCTGTGACAGACATTGGAGAGATTGATGCTAGTGTATCAGTCAATGTATTTTCAACAGGATCATATGATGTTAAAGATGCTCCTATTATAGACGATTTAGGTAATATCAAAGGCACAGAAAAACGTATGGTATTAAAACCGTTTGGCCAAAGGAAACTTATTGAGGTCAGACCAGCTGATGCTTCCACATTTTTAAAACAGATTGATATATACAGAAGATTACAAGCATATTACCAATACTCATTCAAAAACCCAAGAACCAACCCTATTAGATTCGAGCCTGCTGAGGTGAACTATTCCCTCCTCAACAAGAAATCCTATTCTATATATGGTTTTTCTCCAGTTCAAGGTATTCAGCAGGTACTCGAACTATTAATACAAGCTACTAGATGGAACAAAGATTTCTATAAAAATAATGCAATACCTGACGGAGCTTTTGTAATCCCTGGTGCTGATCCTGATTCAATGAAACAGTTTAAAAGACAGTGGTTTAAAGAGGCTAAGGGTAAAGCTCACAAATTATTATTCCTTAACGTAGATGGTAAGTTCCATAACTTCAGCCAAACCTCAAAAGACATGGAATGGTTAGAAGGCCAGAAATGGTATCACTGGTTAGTATTCGCAATGTTTGGTGTTTCACCTGTAGAGGCTGGTTTCCATGAGAATGTATCTCAAGGTAACACTGATGGTCAAGAAAGGATTACGGTAAAGAACGCAATCAAACCATATCTTAAACTTCGAGAGAAGGAAGCTAATAGAATCTTAAAGGAAAAATTCCAGACGGAAGAATTACCTATTAAGTTTAAATATTTCCCTAAAGACCACACCCAAGAAAAGATTGAACATGACCAAGATATGGATAAGTTAGACAGAAGTGTTATTTCTATTAATGAATACCGAGCTGATAAAGGTATGGGTGATGTCGATTGGGGAAGTGAACCAGTGGCACAACAGATGATGGATAATATGGAAGAATCTGATGAAGACAAAGATGATTCTGATAAAGGTCCAAAAGATAATAAGGATAATAAGAAAGGTGAAAAGTTATATCGTAAAGCCTTTTCTCTTTATATGGGTTCTAAGGGTGCAAGTTAATGGTGGGAGTACCTACTCAGGAACTATTGGATAATGTCAAGCAAGATACTGTACAATGGAATTCTAAATCACACCGAGTTAATTTAGTTGATAGTACTGATGGTGAAAGTATTGAATCTAAAGAAGGTAATGTTTCTAAATTAAATATACAAGATAATAATGGTGAAACCTTGTTGGTAGGTATATTGAAAGAATTGAAAAAGATTAATTTACAGTTAGCATTGATGAATGATATTAGAATAGAAGATTCAGAGGTAGAATAATGGTAGACATGATTAAAGATGGTAAAGGCAGAGGAAATCTTGCAGGAGTAGGAAGTTCAAATAGATTAGATTGCTCAGTAAGACAAAATGACTTTAACAATAAACGACGATTTGTCTGGGTTATTATATCTACGAGTTGGTGTAGGTGCCAAAGTAGAAAATAGGGAATTATAATGCTAGAACTAAACTTTAATAAATTTTGGGACAGGGTAAGGCTTAATATTAAATTGAAATACTTTGGGTTAGTGTATTGTGCTGAAACTCCGGAGAGTTTTGTTTTTGTTTATAAGTCTAAAGATAACTGGGAGTATTATACTTATGTAGATATTGAAGACATTAAACAATTTGGTAGAGATATGGAAATGACTGAGCAAGATGCCATAACTGATTTTAAGATTAATTATTGTTCGAACACGATACCACTTAAAACCAATCAAATAACAGACATTGCACCTGGAATCTTACAAAAGAAAGCTGATGATATAATTGAGCCTGGTGAAGATGTTATTGATGAATCAGAAGATTATGAAGCTTATATGATAAGAATACTTAAACAGATGGAAACTAAGGTTATCGCTTCAATGGGTAAAATACCTATTGAGAAAAGCCTTAATAAAACCTTTGGAGAGTTCTTGAGTGGTCTTATGAATTCAGTAAATCTATTGCCTTTCATAAAACACGTTAAGTATTATGTAAAATCCGGGCTTCTTAAAGGTATGGAATCAGCTGAAGAAGAAGTTGGTGTTGATATTGGATTTACTCAAGTGTACCGGGAAAAGGTAAAGGCACTTACCCAACAGCAATTAACAGGTTATACTCTTGCAGATGGTAAAATTTGGCACGGGATTCAAGGGGCTACAAAAGAGTTGCAAGTTAAAATATTAAAAACAGTACAAGAAGACGTAATAAATAAAACACCTCGGAAAGAAATGATTGATAATGTTCAGGAAGTGTTTGAAGGGTCAGGGTTCAATCAAGCAGCAAGGATAGCTAGGACTGAATCAAACCGTTTCATTAATGAAGGTAAACTAACTGGTTACATTGAATCAGGCATTCCTGGTAAAAAAGCTTACGATGCAGTAATGGATAATAAAACAAGTCCTATATGCAGAAGATTATCTGCAAAATATGATAAAGGTATAGCTTTTGAAGATCAGTTTGTTGATGAAGAAACAGGCAAACACGGTTTAAATCCCCCTTTCGCACACCAAAATTGCAGATGTGTGATTTCATATAGAAAAGCCTAAAAATTAGTTATTGTTTAAATATAACATTAGCTGGAGTAATATAATGGAAAAGAAAATCAATCTTTGGCAACCGATTATAAAATCTAGTAATGGCACTGGTTTCAAGTATGAAGCTGTGCTTTCTGATGATTCCTTAGATAGGGATGATGAAATGATTGGTAAAAGTGCTTTAATTAAAGCCAAAGATAGTAATGTAATGATAGTAGGTCTGATGGATCACGAAAATAAAATAATGAATCAGGTCTGCGAATGGGTTAATAAAAGGATTGAGGACAGAGCAGGGAATACAGCTTTTATTTCTGAACCAAAATTCTTTATGAGTAATCCAAACGCAAAGATAATCAAAGGTATGCTTGACGAAGGGGCCAACATGGGCATTTCCATTGGAGCCATTGTTAAGGATTCTGAGATGCGCAAAGTTGGTGATACTGAAAAAAAGGTTTTCACTGATATTGAAATTGTAGAAGCATCATTTGTAGCTGTTCCTGCTAATAGCCACGCTAGGATAGTAGCAGTTGCAAAGATGTTCAAACAGGAGGCAAACAAATTGGCAGACGTAAAAACTTATTCCGAAAAGGAATTTAATGAAAATGTTTCTAAGGTTGCAGAGCTTGAAAAAGCTATTGAGAAAATGACCGAGGAAAATAAAGAAAAAGAAGATGCAGTTGAAACCGAAAAGGTAGAAGCTGAAAAAGTAATGACTGTTAAAGATGAAGCAATCAAAGCTCTTGAAGTAGAGATTGCTAAACTAAAAGATGTTGGTGTAGTAAAAGCACAACATTCAGAAGAAGCTAATGCTGAAAAAGTTGCAGAATTAGCAAGACTAGAAAAAGAAAAAGTGTTACAGGAATCCATTGATAAAGGGTACTTACCTGTACGGAGCATTTAAAATGGAAAAAGCAATGTTTTCAAGTATGCCTAGTGATTTTGATGCTATGGCAGAATTTGATAAATCCTTCGCTGGATCAATGATTATGTCTGATGATAACTTCGGTGGTAAGTCAGCTTGTTATTGGGATCCTATGAATAGGATAGATAAAAAAGCTGTTATTGCAAAAGCACATATAGCTAAACAATCAATCGACACTCAAACTGGCGGAGCAGGTACAGCTGGAACAGCTTTAATCCCTGTATATGTGGACCCAGCAATCGTAGATAGAACCATAAGAGAAACTCCTCTTAGGAACATTTATCCTCGTAGAGCTATCAGAGGTCAAACTTATGATTACATCCCACTAACCACAAAAGCCGGTGCTGTATGGGGTGCTGAGAATGCAGTTATTGCAGACCAAATTGATACCTATGACAGACAAAGTGTTTATGTGAAATACTTGTATGCTAAAGGAAGAATATCTGGTCCAGCCATTGCTTCAATGCGTGGATTTATTGACCCTTCACAACTTGATTTAGCTATTAAGACTGCTTCTATAATGGAAGCTGAAGAAGATGCTATAATCAACGGTGACGCTTCAACTAACCCTGAAGAACCTAATGGTTTGATTGTAAGTATTACGACTAACACAACTGATTTGAGTGGTGGCTTGCCAACTCTTGCACAGATTAGAGCTGAGTTTGCTACTTCATACAATGCAAACGGTGAAATATCTCTTTGTGTAACAGATGCAACAACCCATAATTATGTTAAAGGATTATTGTTTGATATACAAAGACAAGTGAGTAACCCCACAATGGATTCACTTGGATTCGGTATTCCTGGAGCTTTTGATTTTGATGGTGTAATGTTTATACGTGATAAATTCATGCCAACAACCGCAGCAGCTAAAAGGATATTGTTCCTTGACATGAGATACAACTTCATGGCAGTATTGCTTGATATGACTTTTGAACAGAAGTATAACGAGCATGACAACTATCCATATTTACTAAAGGAGTATGTTACACCTGTCAACACGTTCGAATCAGCACAAACCCAGATACTGGGAATTGCATAGGAGGAAATGAAAAATGACGGAAGTAACTGAAACTTTTAGGAAAATCGCTTATCTTGGTGGTGGATTGAAAATGATTACCATTCAAGGAGCTGCAACCACAGCAACAGGTTATACAATTGACTTGGATTCTGATATAGCTAATGCTAAAGGGCAAGTTGTTGAAGAAATCTTGAACACTTATTTGCAGGATGATGTAGGAACAAATGTAGCAGATTGTGCATTTGACCCAGCAACAGGGATTATCACCTTGCCAACTATATCAACTGGAATCCACAACATCACAATTATCGCAAGGTAATTAGTTTTTTTTTTATTTTTTTTAGTAATGACTGTATCATACCTCCTGGGAAGGTATGGTGAAACGTTTAGCGAAATGCTAAAGCGAAACTACTCCCAGGGAGAAAATTAAAATGGCTATTAAAAACGGATTACGGACAATACCCCCTGGTGACGGAGCAGCACCACCTTATACAAAAGAAGCATACAGTTGGGATGCACAATTAACTTTCACAGGAAAACCAATGAGGAATGGTATTAATAGATATTCTCTTGAAGAAAATTTCTTACAGATACCTGATGCACATGCTGTTATTTCAGCACCTTTAACAAATGCTGATGCTACTGATGCAGCAAATGATGCAATCATTCTTGCAAGGGCTAATGCTAATATGAATTTTGAAATTACTGGAACTAATGCTGATATTGCAGACTTTTCTTGGAGTGGAATTAATGGTGGACTTTTACTAGAAACAGGTTCAGCAGATAACGACCAAGTTATAGTACACCCTCATTTACTTGCTAAGCACACAGCATGGGCAAGTGTTCTATGGGGAACTGAAAACCAAGTAGTATGGGAAGCACAACTAATGTCCACAGCAGTTATTACACCTATTCTTGTATGGGCAGGTCTTAAACTTACAAGTGACCCAGTAACTGCAACTGATGATGACCAAGCATTTTTCAAATTTGACACAGATGTAGCATCAGAAACAACTATCCATTGTGTTTATAGTATTGGTGGGACTGATGTAACAGTTGATTCAGGAGTTACTTATGCAGCATCTACAGCATACAATCTAAGAATTGAAATTGATTCTGATAGGAAAGCACATTTCTTTATCAATGGTGTTGAAGTTGCTACATCAACAGCTTTAACTAACGATATTGATTTGATACCTTATGTTGGAGTACAACAATTAGGTGCTGGTGATTCAAGTCTTGTATTATGTTATGAGAAAATCAGCAGAATTTTGTTTGAATAATTTTTTTATTTTATTTATTATGAGGTAGAAAATGACATTGAACGATAAAATACTAAACAATCCAGAATGGCCACAACAGAAGGACCTTCAAAAAACTTACACGTTTGCAACTACAACAACTGGAGCAATAGGTGCTCACGCCCTTTTAACCGTAACAGGCTTAGTTGAAATATCTATTATAGCACGATGTTCAACAACTTTAGTGGGTGCTGCTACAATAGAACTAGGAACAGCAACAACGACTGCTGGACTTATTGCACAAGTAGCAGATGCAACTGACATAACAGCTAAAGATATTTGGCACGATGCTTCTCCGGATGCAAGCATTGAACTAACTTCTGTTTCAAAAAGAAATCTTGTTGCTGATAATGTTATAATCACAATAGGATCAGCTGCAATCAGTGCTGGTGTAATCACTTTTTATGTTAGGTGGTCACCAATATCAAGTAATGGCCAAGTAGTATTGGCATGAGGTACTAAAAATGAAATTAAAAGCTAATAGGAAAGCAAACATAAAAACTGATCAAGGTTGGATTTTAGTCATGCCAGGTGATATAGTTGATTTACCTGACAGATTCAAGGTCCATTCTGCATTAGACATTGTTCCAAGTGAAGAAAAGAAAAAGGTTGAGAAGAAACTAGAAGAAATCAAAGCTGATTTACTGGATGATGGTAAACTCAATTATAGTAACAACGATAAAAAGAAATCACCAGGAAGGAAAAAAAAAAGTGTTTTGAAAAAGTCTGGCAAAAAATGAAAAGACTATTAACATGGTTTATTTGTATTTTTTTATTTTCTAGTATAGCTTTAGCTTGGACACCACAAAGTGATATTGACGGTCTTGATTATTATAGGATTTACAACTTCACAAACATAACTGCCGATAAATTGTTTGGTGATGGTGGAGGGATTACTGGAGTAAATGTATCTGATGCAAATGTTAATTATTCTAATTATGCAAACAGTTCTACTTACTGGGACGGTGAAACATCACAATCAGACTTAAATGTAAACTCTTCAAACTTTTGGGCAGGTGTAACTGGGTTTGTTACTACATGGTTCTTTGATGCTTCAAACATATTCTCTTTTAATGAAACCACCTTAGAACAAAGGATACAAGCAAATATCTCACAATTTAATGAATCATTGAATGGTACCTATGCTACAGATGATGAGGTAGATGAGGCAATATTAAAGAATAATGAGACCCTCAATGGTACCTTTGCAACTAATGACCAATTAATAGATGCTAATGATAGCCAAACAGATTATGGCAACAATCTTTATATGAATCAATCACAAGAATCATCTCTCAATGTAAACTCTTCAGATTACTGGGATGATTATGATGTGCCTTCAGACTTAAACAACATGATTATATCTAATTGGGATAACATAACTAATAAATTCATTACTGCAGTGGATAATATTTATATATTTATGACAGGTACAACTGCAACATTAAATGAAACAAAACTAAATGCCACTATTGATGCAAGGAGTGATTTTGATACTAAATGGGCAATAGATGGTACTTGGATATTTAATAGTACAGGGTCTTTGAGTTGGAATACAACTTCAGGAGATGCAAGATACTATACTCAAAGTGCTGCAGACTCACAATTTATTGAGGAGTCGCAAGAAGTAGATTTGAATGTGAATTATTCAGACACTTCTGGAACAGCTACCACCTGGGATGGAGAAACGAGTCAGGCAGACCTTAATGTGAATAACTCTAATTATTGGGATGCATTGAATACTCCTGCAGATATAAACGCAGGAGACATTACAAATGATGGTACTTATAGACTTGAATCATGGAATAACTTTACAGGGATACCTAGTGCAACACCTAGTAATGGGGACAATACTCATTTTTCAAATGCAGACCAAATCTTTGATTGGGTTAATGGTAATTACTGGAATGCCTTGGGAGACATTGCTTTAACAAGTGGAAACTTAATAGTGGGTTCATCAGGCAATGTTGGTGCTGCAGTAGCAATGACAGGAGATGCTTCAATTTCAAATACTGGTGTTGTGAGTGTTACTAACACAGCAGGATTAAGTGGTACTAATATTACAAGTGGGACTGTTGCTGATGCAAGAATAGCATCCACTTTAACAAGAGATTCAGAATTGGCTAATGTTGCTCCAATAGGACTAACAGGGACCACATATAGTTTAGTTGCTTGTGGTAATGCTGAAGGTTATGTTTACAATACAACAAGTGGAGCATGGGATTGTACTGCATTAGGGAGTGGTGCAGGTTCAGTCACAAGTGTTGATTCAGGAATAGGATTGACAGGTGGACCTATCACTGGTTCAGGCACTTTGGATGCTAATAGAACTTATTTTGATATAGAATATGTAAACCGTTCAGTATTCCAGAAAGTAAGTAATAACGGTTTAGTACTTGACCTTGCTATGGACAATTATTCATTTGTTAGTACTGTTTTAACACTTGATAATACTCAGTTTGGTAATGATGGCACTGTATCAGGTGCTACTTATAATGATAGCGTAAATGACCTTTATGGAGGAGGGTATGAGTTTGATGGTTTGACTAATTATATTAGTATTGAAAATAGAGATAATTTAAATAATGATTATGTTACTATTTCTGCTTGGATTAATACTAATGATTTAATAGGTTCACAAGGAATTGTAGCAAAATGGTCTAATCCTTATTCTTATGTTTTTAAACAAGTTAATGATGATTTACTTTTTCAAATTCGTAGTGGTGCATCAACCATTGGACCTGCAATATTTAGAAATATTTTACCTAATACATGGATTCATGTTATTGCTCGTTTTGATGGAACTAATCTTGATGTTTTTAAAGATGGAGTTCAAGGTGAAACTTTTGTTTTTACTGGAACTATTGATAGTTCAACTGTAGCTATTTTAGTTGGTGCTGAAACTACTGGGAGTAATATTTTCAACGGTACAATAGCTGATGTCAAGATTTACAATAGGGCTTTAAGTGCTGACGAGATACAGAGTGAGTATGCTAAAGTTAATAACGACCTTGCTCCTTATGGTTACAGGTCAACTGATAATGAATGGTATGGCGACCAGACTATAAGTTCTAGTAGTGTTTTTGATGCTTCAACAGATACAGCACCATTAACTATTAATTATGATTCCGCAGCAGCAGGAGGTTCAGGTATATTATTTACAAGAACTGGTGCTGGTAATCAATGGGGTTTAAGTGCAGAAACTTCTGGTGGAACTCAAGATTTTGAAATTCTATACGGTACTAATATATTATTAACAGTTAATAGCGGTGGTAACGTAGGTATTGGCACAGCTACACCTGGTCAAGCATTAACTGTTGTTGGTAAAACTAATTTAAGTGGTGGGTTGTATTGGGGTTCAGGAGCAGCTAATATTCCTGGTAGTATTTATATTGATAATAATTGGGGTAGTTTGATTAAAGGATATTTTGGTAATGTTGGAGATATAGGGTTACAATCAAGTGATGGCACTGTTCATTTAATTGTTGTAAATGGAACTGGTGTTAAAATAAGTTCACTTGCTGGTAACGGAGCAGGTTATACTTGTGCTGATAATATTGGGGCTTTATATTGGGGAGCTACTTGCACAGATTTTGAAATCATTGATGATAATTACCCAGCTGTTTTAAAAGATGATGAATATAAAATAATTGATATTACTGAATCGAAAAGTTTGGATGAAGTTAATAAAGGTAAGATTGTTAATTACAAATACAAGATAGCTTTTGGTACTATAACAACAACTAAACTTGGATGGATTACTGTCCCAGTAATTACAAATAAAGATGGTGATTATGAAATCCAACATTATCTAAGACAAAAGATTAATGATTATAAAGGTACAACTTTAGAAATTGTTAATAGTGATTCTGCTTTGATAGGTCAAACTTTTAGTTTAACAGATTTTGGGGAAAGAGCTACAGTGTATGCTGATAATAAAGATTCAGTTATAATCCTTGAAGAACATAGTATTGATTATGTTGATAGTAAAAAAGTAATTGTCAAAACAGAGATTGAAAATAAAACCAGAAAGGTTGAACATGATGATATTCAATATGTTGAAAGTAAATGGCAATTAGTAATTCCAGACATTGTTTATACTGGTGAAACTAGAGAGTTTATTGATTCTGAGATAGAGGTCAAGAAATGTCCTAACAAACAGGAAGAAGGATTCACTTACTGGTACTTGGATGATAACAGTGTATGGAGGATGTGTTAAAATGGTAGAGATTAATCAAACTCAATTAATAGCAGGGCTTATCATACTTGTTACAGCTATTACTGGTGGTGTTCTTTATACTGTGTATGATACTGGTGAAGAGATTAAATGTGCCACCAATAAACCTACAGGGTGGGTTATTGATAATACGATTACTATTGATAGTGTGGATTATTACTCTGCTCATTGTCCTTACAAAACTAAAGATTGGGCTTATGCTAATTGTTCCAGTTTTAGAAGTACAGGTAGTTATGAACGGTATGGTTGTGATGAAGTTATAATAACAGCAGAAGAAGAATTAAGTTTTGAACAACGTAGAATTAACGCTTTAAACAATTTGGTATGCGACCCTACTTGTAAATGTGATGACATTTATTGTTATAGTGATACAGAACAAATTATAATTTAATTTTTTTCTCTCCATAAGGAAGGATGTCCGGAGAGTTAATGAGGAAACTTATTAATGGCACGAATATCCGCAATTTATGGAACAGCATTGTATGGGAGTTCCTTTTATGGAATACAAGTACAAACAAGAGATTTAAATAGTAAGAGCTATATTCTTAAAATAACTGAAGAAACAATCAATTCTAGTGCTTATATATTCAAAGCTGGAACAGAAGGAGCGCTTAATTCTGATGGATACATATTAAAAACATATGAAGAAACATTAACATCTGATGCTTATATATTCAAAGCTGGAGAAGAAATCTTAACTTCAAATTCTTGCATTCTTAAAATAACTGAAAAAACTATTAATCAGGATTCTTATATATTGAAAAAAACATCTCCAACTATTATTTCATATGGATTAATTAAATACATAACTGAAAAAACAATTTATTCAGATGCTGTTATATTTAATGCTGGAAATGAAACATTGAATTCCGATGCTTATATATTATATAAAACACCTGAAACTTTAACTTCAAGTACATATGTTGGGAAAACAGAAACAAATAATTTATATTCAGATTCCATAATATTCAAAACAAATACAACTACATTATTTTCGGACGCTTATATATTCAAAGCTGGAATTGAGGGAACATTAAATCAAGATGCATATATTAAAAAGTTAGCTACCGAAAAAACATTATTATCTGATGCATGGATTAGTTTGCAGCAAATAGCTACATTAACGTCCGATTCATATATAGAAAAAGCTGTTGTCTATGATGAAACTTTGTTTTCAGATAGTAGTATAAAAAAATTAGCTACCGAAAAAACATTATTATCCGATGCATATATTAAAGTATTAGCTACTGAAGAAACATTAAACCAGGATTCTTATGTTGAAAAGTTAGCTAACGAAGAAACTATTTTATCTGATGCTGAAATATATTTAACAATTGTAGAAGGCTCCTTATTATCAGATATGCATATATCAGGAATAACACATTTATTTTCAGATG